TGGTGCGCGTCCGGTCTTTCGAGCCCGGAGCCGGTCCCCTGGACTGATTTGAATAACTATTATATCTGGCCCACTAATTCGTGTAGTATCCCGATTTTGGGTCGATATTTTTCCGGCTGCACTAATTCGTTTATTGTCCTGTTTTTGGGCTATTATTTTTTCGCCCCCACTAATTCGTGCAGTGTTCGGTTTTCGGGTCATTATTTTTTTGGCCGCATAATCCGGGTAGTATTCGCCTTTCCCCTCCATTTTGGCAGGCCGGTCGGCGCTGCTGTCCATCCCGATTATCGCGAGTCGCCCTCGGGACTTCTAGCGTCTTCGCCGACCGGCCGCCTATCAAGCAAAAGGAGAAAATCACAAAAGGAGGGGAGGTGTTTGGGCGACCCGCGTGTCATTCCGTCAATGCCTCTTTATTTATTTCGTCCTCAAACTCTTTTAAAAATTCCGTGTCATCTTCCCGGGTGTGAACAACCGTTATTTTTATCTCCCGGGCTATATTCATCTGGCCCCTGAATTCCTGTTCCGCCCGCTCAACATATCCCCGGTCCTTCCCCTTTGTTCTCAGGTGGAATTGGACCGATGGGGGATGCCCGGCCGCGATCAGGTTGTAGTGCTGGGTTTCGGCCATGTCGGTTAAGGCCTCATCCTGCGCCAGGATCTTCTCTCTGAAATCGGGGTCATTTTCCATCCATCTTGTAAATGTTTTCCTGGCCATTCCAAGTTGGTTGCAGATATGCGAAATATTCCCTTTTGCCTTAAACCAATATTCAATAAAAAAGTTCTTTCTTCTCCTGGTTGTCATTCCCCAGGGCTTCCCCGGTTTTTGGACATTTCGGACATTTCCGTCGATCATTTTTCAGATCCTCTGAGGGGCTTTTCCCTCAAGAAATCAAAAACCCACGGTCGATCAAAGGCCAACTTCGGGAGTCCGCCGTAATTCCCGACTGCTTCGACCGTTGCGTAGAGAAAAGCCTTATATTTGATCGATAAAATGACGAGCCCTCCGCCCCATTGGACCATGAATTGGTCCCAGGCTTCCGGCCAGGTCTTCCGGAGGATTCGGTACCGGCTGTTGTTATATTGCGCTCCCCCTCCGCAAAAAACGCAGCCGATGTGTTTGGCTCCGCGTGCCCGTGCCGGGTGTTCTGGGAGGTCCTCGGCTATGCGGTAGGCCGTGATGTCCGCGTCTTCCCAGCCAATGAGCGGGTTCGCTATCCACATCCGGTCCCGTGCCTGCAGGAAGATCGCTCCGTCTTTGAAAGTCCGGAATCCCCGGAGCGCGTCATCTTGCTGTCCTCGCTGGCCGGTCAATTGTACGCCGCATCCGAGATTCCTGGTCATTGTCCGTGCGGGGTTTATTTTCATGGCCCTGCAACATTCCGAAACATTGCACTTGAATCCGGCTCCGGCGTTCGTCTGGTTCCAAAGGCGGGCGGGCTGTTTTCCGAGCATGGGCCATCCTGTCTTCTGCCATTGCTGGAGGGGGGTCCTGGTGGCCTTGGCGATCCGGAGCGGGAGCCCGCGTGCCTCCGCTGTTTCCCGTATGTAGGTCCTGGTTTCGGGGTACTCCATTTGGGAATCGGCCCAGACGACCGTGATGTCCCTTCCTGTTTTGGCCGCCAGGTCCAGGAGGACCATGCTATCGCTTCCTCCGCTGAAAGCCAGGGCCATTTTCCCGTGAGCGGCGGCCTGCTCAATTATCTCCAGGGCGTTGTCGATCTTTTTCTGGGCGACCGGCTGGAGGGTTTCGTCCGGATCGTCCGTTTTCGCATAAAGGTCCGCGTCCGGGATCTCGGTTTCTTCCATTATGGCCTGCAGGATCTCGGCAGGTGAATTCATTCCTTCCCCTCCGCCTTCGGCGTCCCGTCAGGATTCAGGCTTTTCCGCTGAAATTCCATCCTGGTCTTCGTCGCCCTTATCTCCTCCTCCGTGAAAGCGCCCAGGGCCGCGTATCTCCGGATAATCACATCGCAATATATCGGGTCCATTTCAATCAGGCGGGCTGTCCTTCCCTCCCGGTCCGCTGCGATCAGCGTTGTCCCCGATCCTCCGAATGGGTCCAGGACCATCTCTTTTGGCCTGGACGAGTTCCTGATGGCCCGCTGGACGATTTCGAGCGGCTTCTGGGTCGGGTGAAGCATCGTGGCGCTCGCCCTCCGGGATGCCTCCCAGACGTCGGCTTCGATCTTGTCCTTCGCGAAATAATGGGCGCCGCCATTCCAGCCGTAAAGGATGGGCGTCGCTTTTTTCGCTCCGTTTTTCGCCTTCAGGATCATTTCGTGTTTTTTCTTGTAATCCTCCCATCCCATCGATGTCTGGTTTTTGACCCAGATAATCGGGCCGCTGTAAACCATCCCTGCAAATTTAATGCCGTAAACAAAAGCCGGGTAGGAGGAATATCCGCTGCAAATGTAAAAGACGCCGCCCTTCTTGGTGTTCTCCGCCAGGCGGCTCATGAATTGGGTTGTGAAATTTATAAACTCCCCCGCCTCCATATTGTCGTTCATGATTTTCTTGAATTTCGTTCCTTCGTAGTCGACATTATAAGGCGGATCGCAGAATACTAGGTCCGCCTTCGCTCCCTCGAGGAGCGCCTCGTAACAGTCGGGTTGTGTCGAATCCCCACAAAGCAGCCGGTGCGGTCCTAATTGATAAATATCGCCGATCTCGCTTTCCGGCGCCGCCTCTGGCTTCGGGACCGTGTCTTCCTCCGCTCCACCGCCCGACGGCCCGTATTGATTCAGGAGGTGCTCGACCGATATCGTGTTCCCGACGTCAAATCTGAAAATCTCAAAAGGCATCTGGTCCTTTTGCCTGTAGGTCAACTCCGCCAGGCCCTGGTCGTCGTATTCGGATATCCGGTCGTTGTCGGATAGCGCGTACATCAATTTTTCGGCGTCATCCTTCGGGTGAACGATCGAAATGTCGACCTCGGTGTGGGCTAATTCCCGGAGCGCCCGGAGCCGGGTGTTCCCTCCAAGCGTGATGTATTTCTTCCCCTCCGGAAAACAAAGAAGCGGCTTGTAAATCCCCAAGCGCACGATCTGGGCCTTCAGCCGGTTGAAGTCTTTGATCTTCGTGTTCCTGGGGTTGTCCTTCCAATTCTCGACCTGATCAATCGGGACGCGTTTTATCTCCATCTATTAATCCTTTTTTTGGGTGGCGATATCGACGATCCGGCTGGTGTTGGCTTCGATCGCCCTGGCCATGCGGCCTGTTGTTGCGTTGCAGTTTGTCTGTATCAATCCGATGATGGCTTTTGTCTCAATGGCCACGGCCGCCGCCGTCGTTGCTTTGTCCGCCGCCGATGTCGCCTGCTTTTTAATCTCCGCCAGCTCTCCGTTCTTGCTTTTGAAATCGCGATATTTCACAAACTCTCGAATCCAGATCCCAATCTGGCCGATAAGAAGAACGGCGATCATGTAAAATGCCGCGACCCAGGTTTGAGGGGCTTGGGCCTCCGCCGGTGTCGCTGTGGCAGCCTGGCCGATCTGCCGGGCTCCCTCTATGAGCATTGTTGCTGAAAATATTACGGGGATCATCTTGGATCTCCGGCTTCGATGATTTTCCTCAAACGCTCGATTTCTTTTCGCAAAATGACGACCTCTTTCGTCGCCCAGGTTGCCTGCAAGAAAAACGCCTTTGTCACAATTATGTATGATCCGCCCTGGTCTTCGCCTGGCTCGAAAGCCACGGCTCCGGCGGCGATCGTCCCGACGGCCCGGGCCTCCCCGATTAGGACGACCGTCGGCGGCTTGTTATGGCTGCAGCAAATCGCTCCACTTAGCAAAAATGCGATTAAGAGCCGGGATGTCCATCGGGTCCACAAATGCCTTGACGAGCTCTTTTTTATCATTCTCGTATTCCTTCCTTTTTTCGTCGATTTCTTTTTGCCTTGCGTTGATTTCCTTCTGTAGCTTCTCAAGCGCCGATGGTGCGAGTGTCGGAATCAAAGCTAAAATAATTTTCAAGATTTCGTCTATTCCTGGCATTATGTCTCCTTTAAAAACGGGTTGATTATCTTCGTTTGCCCGGGCCGGTAGTCCTCCTGCCGGACTTTGATGAATGCGTTCTGGTCGACGGCCTGGCGGGTGAAAAGGAGCTCCCTGGCTATCCGGACAAAAAGGTCATTTTCCCTTCGCTTGAATTCCTCCGCTGAAAGATGACCGTAAAAATTCCGCAGGATCGGGTCCTTTTTGATCTCCTCAAAGAGGTTGAATTTCGGGCCTCCCCCTCCGGATGCGCCAATCGTCTGGTATGGGTTTATGAATATCTCAACATGGACCGCTCGCCCGGCTGAAAACCAAAATTTTAAACAGCCCGGGTCCGCGATGTCCTGGGGGTAGTCTTTATATTCGATGTATAAATCATGGGCGGTGGAATCGGTGCCGTGGGGTTCTTCACCAGCCGCCTGCAGGAATTCGTGAACAAATCCCGAGCAATCAAATCCCGATATTGGATCATCCCCTCCCCATCGGTAGGGGGTCCCGTCGTATCTGCAGATGTGCTCGAGCGCTGCGGCCCGCCTTATTTCTGCGCCTTCGGTTAATCTCGGCATGTTTCCCCTTCGTTTTAAAATAATTTAATCAAATTGGTTTGTCAAATAACCAGAAAATCCCGGGAGAGGTTCCCCCCTCCCGGGTCCTTCGTCTTCCTCGGCTTGTGTTATCCGCTGCGGCTTCTGGGAAATAAATAAATCCCGTTTGCGGCAAGCGCGACAACGAGCCAATAAAGCGCCTGGTTCAGGACTGTCCACATCCCGTGGGTCAATAAATATGCGGCCGTGATTCCTCCCGCAACGATTATCGAAAGCGCAACCGAAAGCGGCCCGGCTGTCTTCAAAAGCCGCTTCAAAAGTTCCGTGAGCGCGATCGCCCCCAAGCCCCCGATTACCCCGACGTCCAGAATCGTGTTCACGACGTCCGGGTCGATGGCCGTGTCCTGGGCCATTGCGGGAATCGCAATGATCAGCAGGATCGCTAAAAGAAAAAATGCTTTTTTCATGGTCGTTTGACCTCCTTGTTATTTTTAAACCGGATTCGGTATTGGATTTCTTCGTCCAGGAGCGAGCGGATCTCGACGATCCTCCGTCCTCCGGATTCGACGATCTCGCATATCCGGTCTAATTCGCCCATTGTTAAAACCTTGTCGGAGATAACCACCAGGCCGGGAGTCTTCTCCGCCGCTGCCTCCCGCTGCGTCGCTATCTCCCTCTCCATGCTGGTTCGTCCTATGCTGAAACTTAAGGCCACAATCGAAAGAAAGAAAACCGTAGGATATATCGCTTTTTTCATGATTCCTCCATTTCGGCCTCCCGTTCCTGCCGCCGGTATTCCCTCTCCCGGTTATATTTTGGGTGCCTTAATCTTCGCAGGGCCTTGGCCTCTATCTGGGCGATTGTTGTTTTGGTGAGGCTGTAAACATCGCCGATTTCCTGCAGGGTCCTCTCCCCTTTTCCGTCGAGGCCGAATCGGAGCTTGATGACCCGCGATTGTCTTTCTGTCAATTTTTTGAGGCCTTCATTTACCATTTCCATCTTTTCTTTCTCGATGTATTCATCCTCTGCCGATGGAAGGAGGAGGTCGTCCCTGAATTCTGGTAGTCGCCTAAATTCCCGACTAAACTTGATCTTTGTTATCGTATGCACTTCGACAGCGTTCCTGAATTCCTCGGGGAACAATTCCTCAAACGAGCGCCCGAGAATCCTTTCATATTTCTCGATCACCCAGGGCGTTTTCGGGTAATATCTGAAATTCTCTATCGATGAAATTGTCGAGATGCTGGTTCCCATGGCCTCCGCGAGTTGCTTTTGTGTTTTAAATCCTGCTTGCTCGCGGGCCTCTCGGAATTGGCCGCTTTTGACTCGGATCTCTATGTCTATTTTCATTCCGACGTCTTTTTATCCGGCCCTTCCCCCTGGTCCCTTTTCGCTCCGTCCTTCATCGCCTGTTTCTCGTCGACCATCTTCCTCGTTTCGTCCGCCGCCCGGTGGAGGTTGTCGTATTCCTTCTCCAGTTCCACGAGCCTGTTTTCTTTCTTTTCGATCGCATCCTGGGTCGATTTGATTTCGTCCTTGACCCGGCCGATTTGGGCCTGCAGGGTGCTATAAACAAAATCCCCCGGCTCCAGGAGGGTCCCCTGGACCGGCTTTGCGGCCGGGGCGTCGCTCCCCTTGTGAATGTGGATTGCCGGGACCTGGGGCGCGGGCTTCTTTTTGGCCGGTGCCTTCAACTGCTCGGTTGGCATTTGCGGCATCAAAATCACGTTATTTTTTTCTTTTTTTTCTGTCATTTGTTTTCTCCTGCCTTTGGGATTATCCCGGCTAATCCGGCCAATTCTTTTTGTCTTCTTTCCTGGGCGATCGACTGAATTATGTTGTCGATGCTTGTTTCGGGCTTCCAATCCCCGCCCAGGATTCCATATATCCGGTCCCCCGTTGCTCGCCGAATTATGGTGTTTTCGTCCGTGCCTTTTTTCTTGATGTATGTTATTGGGGATTCCCCGCCGACGGCTTCGTTTACCTTTTTCGCGAGATCGTCAATCCGGATCGGCTCCGCTCCCGTCGTGATATTTATCGTCCTCTGCTCCTCCGGGATCTTGTTGACCCGGTCCATCAAAAGGCAAATAGCCGAGGCCGCATCCCGGACATGGATGAAGGTCCGCTGTATTCCGATGACCGGCGCGTATACCGTTATCGGTTCCCCGTGGAGCGCCTGGTCCATAAATCGGCCCAGGACATGGCCGCTTCTCGGCCCTTGTTCCGGCCCGACGACGTTAAAAAACCGGCCGATGATCGCCTTTAATCCGTGATCCCTTTCGGCTTGGTGGGCGATGTGCTCTCCTATCGCCTTGGCTTCGGCGTAGGCCCAGATCGGATGATTCCCAAAGGCTGGCGGGTTGTCTTCCTCGGTGTCCGGTGATCCCGGCCCGTATATCATCGAGGTCGAGGCATAGAATAATTTAGCCCCGGATAATATCGCGCACTTCACGGCATAGTCGGCCCCAAGGATGGCCGTCTTTGCTGTTTGCCCAGGAATCTTCGTCACCCGGTCGATCCCGACGATATCCGCAAGGTGGTAGATTTCTTCGGCTTCCCCGCATTTGATCCAATCGGCCGGGTTTGTCACGGTGCCTGGAATAAGGTTAAATCTTTCCTCATCCCCTCGGAAACGGAAAAGGCGATCAGCTCGTCCTGTGCTAAAATTATCCAGGACCGTCAACCTGAAATCTCGCCCGGCGTTGAATTTGAATAATTCCCGGATGAGGGCCGATCCAATAAATCCGGCCCCCCCGGTCACGATGATTCTTTTCATACTTTCCTCCTTTTTATCACTTTTTCGCTTTGGCTGTCAATCTGGGCTGGCGGCCTTTGGGCGTGCCCCCTTCCCCTTCTTGCTCGACGATTTCGTTGAATCTTTTTATTAAAGATTTTTCGGCCTCAATCCTGATCTCCCACATCCATTCCCTGGTGAGCGTGTTAAATATCGCGATCGGGTATGTCGCTCCATCCTGGATCATGAGCATTGCTTTTGTAATTGCCATTTTTAATGTGGGATAAATTATCCTTTTCATCCTGCATAAATCCAAATAATTTAACTCGAACATTGGGAATGGTGGCGGCTTTTTCAGAATATCCTCTTTTTTTTTGTCGGTCATCCCCCCTC